ACCCCCACCCCCACAGCGCCCGCCGCCCTTTCCAAAAAAAAATTGGTTGGAGCGCCCGACAACCCTTTTGTCGAATTCGTCAAGCTATATCGTAATAACCCTGTGCTGTTTGTGCGAGAGGTGTTGAACACTGAGCCTGATGGCTGGCAGATTGAGTTCTTGAATCACATCGCGGCGGGCAACAGGCGCATAAGCGTGCGTTCAGGCCATGGTGTTGGCAAGTCAACAGCGTCAGCCTGGGCGATGCTCTGGTATCTATTCCTTCGCTTCCCTGTGAAGATTGTGGTGACGGCGCCCACATCTAGCCAGTTGTATGACGCCCTATTTGCTGAAGTCAAGCGCTGGGTGAAGGTGTTGCCGCCTGTGTTGTTTGACCAGCTGGAGGTGAAGCAGGATCGGATTGAGATGAGGGATGCTAATAATGAGGCGTTTATTTCGGCCAGGACATCAAGGGCCGAGCAGCCTGAAGCGTTGCAGGGTGTGCACAGTGAGCATGTGATGTTGGTGGCTGATGAGGCCAGCGGTATACCTGAGCAGGTGTTTGAGGCTGCGGCTGGCTCGATGTCTGGGCACGCGGCTGTGACCCTGTTGCTGGGCAACCCTGTGCGTTCTAGTGGGTTTTTCTTTGACACGCATAACAGGTTGACGGCTGACTGGATCACGATGAATGTGTCGTGTGCTGACTCGCCAAGGGTGTCGGAGGCTTATATTGAGGAGATGAAGGCGCGTTATGGCGAGGAGAGTAATGCGTACAGGATTCGCGTGCTTGGTGAGTTTCCGAGGTCTGATGACGATACTGTTATTCCTATGGAGTTGTTGGAGTTGGCGATCAATAGGGATGTGGAGGCGAGTAAACATGCGCCTTTGGTGTGGGGATTGGATGTTGCGCGGTTTGGCTCGGACAGGTCTGCTTTGTGCAAGAGGCAGGGGAATGCGGTTGTTGAGCCGATTAAGACTTGGAAGAATTTGGATTTGATGCAGTTGACTGGTGCTGTGGTGTCGGAATATGAGATTTTGATCCCAAGCCAGCGGCCGCAGGAGATCTTGGTTGACTCGATTGGTTTGGGTGCTGGCGTGGTGGATCGGTTGAAGGAGTTGGGGTTACCGGCTCGCGGGATCAATGTGGCTGAGTCTCCGGCCATGGGTGGGACATATAGGAATTTGAAGGCTGAGTTGTGGCACAAGGCCAAGGCGTGGCTGGAGTCGCGGGACTGCCGGATGCCCAAGGATGAGGCGTTGATTGCTGAGTTGGCGGCTGTGAGGTACTCGTTTACCTCTAGCGGGAAGATACAGATTGAGGGCAAGGACGAGCTGAAGAAGCGTGGGATGGCGAGTCCTGACAGGGCTGATGCGTTTTGTTTGACCTTTGCGTCTGATGCTGTGATTGGGATGTATGGGTCGGCGGGGTCTAGCAAGTGGAATAAGCCATTGCGCAGGAACCTGCCGCGAGTTGCATAATTCGTTAACTTTTAAAGGGGTATTGATATGAAGATGAGCAAAGCGCAAAAGAAGGTTGGCTCTGTGATGTCGGAGTACAAGGCGGGCAAGTTGCACTCTGGCAAGGGTGGCAAGGTTGTGAAGAGTCCAAAGCAGGCGATGGCCATTGCGATGTCTGAGGCGAATTTGCCTATGCGCGGTGCTCGCACTGCCAAGAACATGAAGACAAAGGGGATGCGTTAATGGCTACATTAAAGCGCACCATGGATCAGGCCATGGACCAAGAAGAGGGTTATGGGGGTGGCGGTGAGGGCTGTCCTATGGCGACTCAGGATATTACCTTGAACCTGAAGAATCGCGGCAAGGCGATTGATGCTGCCAACTACGGTCCTGAGAATCCCGCTTTGCCCAATAAGCAGTACTGGATGGAGATGGCCAAGGAGTGGGATGTTGATCCAGAGGACGCGAAGATGAGCCGATGCGGGAACTGTGCCGCGTTTAATCAGGAAGAGTCGATGCTTGAGTGCATTGCTGAGGGCATTGGTGAGGAGGGCGACCCTTGGGCAATGATTGAGGCTGGCGACTTGGGGTATTGCGAGATCTTTGACTTTAAGTGTGCATCGGCTCGGACTTGTGCGGCTTGGGTGGCGAAGGAGGAGGGCGAAGATGAGGAGCCTGAGTCTTTGCTGACTATCAAGATTGGGGTTAAGAAATGAAGACTAAGCCTGGGCTTTATGCCAATATTCAAGCCAAGAGAGCGCGGATCAAGGCGGGTTCGGGCGAGAAGATGAACAAGCCTGGCACGAAGGCCGCGCCCTCTGCCGCTGACTTCAGACAAGCGGCCAAGACGGCAAAGAAGCCTAAGAAGTGATTGCACCGATTTGCATCAGCACAGTCAACGGCAAAGGTTTGCGGGTGATGCTCACAAGCATTGCCGAGTACTGTCCTGAAGTGCCTGTTTATTTGCGTGGTCCAGAGTTCATCATTGGCGGCTTTGATGCTGACCTGAAGATCTTTGGTGGGCCGCGCAATTTTGGTGAAGATTACAACGATGTCATGGACCGCGCATTTGCTGATGGCTTTGACTCTGTTGTTTGCGCTAATGATGACATTGTCCTGACCCCCACCAGTTACAAGTTTTTGTTAGAGGATGTGGATCAACTCAAAGATGAGACGGGCGAGCCTGTGGGTTGGGTGGCGGCGCGGTGTGATGCGGCAAGGCCTGTGCAGAATGTGCGATCAAACCCTTTTGATCAGAAGTTGCACTACTTTAAGTATCCCTATGAAGATGCGATTGTGCCTATGGAGGTGCTTAGTCCTATCTTTTCATGGATTGGCCGCGATGCGTGGGATTGCTTTAAGTTCCCGCCCTTGAACTGGTACTCCGATGATGTGCATTGTGCTGACCTGATGGCCGCTGGCTTCTACCATTACTTGTCGCGGTCCTATGTGCACCATGTTGGAAGCCAGACGATTGGCATGGATGGCAACCGGCTGACTCAGCAGGCTGTGCCATGGATTCGCAAAAACAGGCCGAGATATGCAAAAGACTGGTTTGACAATTAAGGAATTTCAATATGAAAACTCCAGCGTGGCAGCGTAGTGAGGGAAAGTCAGAATCTGGCGGCTTGAACGCCAAGGGGCGTGCGAGTGCTAAGGCTGAGGGGATGAATCTGAAAGCGCCTGTCAAGAGTGGCGACAACCCGCGCAGGGCATCATTCCTTGCGAGAATGGGCAACATGCCTGGACCGGAGATGAAGGATGGCGAGCCAACCCGATTGCTGCTGAGTCTCAAGAAGTGGGGTGCGTCAAGCAAGGCCGATGCGCGTGCCAAGGCCAAAGCCATATCTGCAAGGAACAAGAAATGATCAACGACATGAACATCACTACCGACATCGCGGCCATCGAGCCGATGGATGACGCCGAGTTGCAGGGCATTGTCTCTGGCGAGCTGGAGGACGCGGTCAGCTACATCGACTCCGATGTCTCCCCCATCCGCGCCAAGGGCACTGAGTACTATCGCGGCGACCCTTTTGGCAATGAGGAAGATGGGCGCTCTCAGGTGGTGGCGATGGAAGTGCGAGACACTGTCTCGGCTATGCTGCCAAGCCTGATGAAGGTGTTTTTCTCTACCGAGAATGTTGTGGAATATGTGCCTCGCGGCCCTGAAGATGTGGCTGGTGCGCAGCAGGCGACTGATTACGCCAATTATGTTTTCACTTCTGACAACAATGGTTTTATGACCACCTATGCCTTGTTCAAGGACAGCCTGGTGCGCAAGTGCGGGATTGCCAAGTATTACTGGGAAGAGGTTGAAGAGGTCAAGATTGACGAATATTCGGGTTTGGATGATCAGACCTTGCAGGTGCTGATGCAAGAGGGTGCAGAGGTCAAGATTGTGGTCAGCTATCCAGAGCCTGGTGCTGTGGCGCAGATTGATCCCACGACTGGCATGGAAATGCCTGCCGCCATGGTGCACGATGTTGAGATCAAGCGCATGACCAAAGATGGTCGAATCCGAATCATGGCTGTGCCGCCAGAAGAGCTGGTGCTGGACCGCAGAGCGCGGTCATTTGACGATGCCGGCATCATTGCACATCGTCAGATGGCGACTGTTTCTGACCTAATCGACATGGGCTATGACCAGGATGAGATCGAGGAAAACATCTCGTCCACCGACTTGGACAGCAATGACGAGTACTTGGCACGCCAGCCTCTCTCCACCACTATGGGTGCTGGTGACAGCTTAAATCCCATGCAGCGCAGGGTTCTGTACATTGAAGCCTATATGCGGGTTGACTTTGATGGCGATGGCGTGCCTGAGTTGCGCAAGATTTGCTGTATGGGTTCGGGCTACACGGTTGTCAGAAATCTGCCTGCAAGCTATATCCCATTTGTGGACTTCCCTTGTGACCCAGAGCCACACACATCCCCGCTGGAAGCCATGTCGATCTTTGACATCACGCATGACATTCAGGAGATCAAGTCTGAGATCATGCGCAACACCTTGGACTCGCTGGCGCAGTCAATCCACCCGCGCACTGCGGTGGTTGAGGGTCAGGTCAACATTGACGATGTCCTGAATAACGAGACCGGAGCGATCATCCGAATGCGTGCACCAGGCATGGTGCAGCCGTTCAGCTCACCCTTTGTTGGCCAGCCTGCCTTTGCCATGCTGGACTATATGGACCAGATGCGTGAAGAACGTACTGGCATGTCCAAGGCCGCGATGGGGTTGGACGCTGATGCGTTGCAGTCTTCCACCAAGGCGGCGGTTGCGGCCACTGTCAGCGCCAGCCAGTCAAGGCTTGAGCTACAGGCTCGGATCTTGGCTGAGGGTATGAAGAAGTTATTTAAGGGTATTTTGTATTTGATGACTACCCATCAAGACAAGCCGCGCATGGTGCGTTTGCGCAACGAGTGGGTGCAGATCGATCCTCGCGTCTGGGATGCCAGCATGGATGTCAATGTCAATATTGGCTTGGGCAATGGCGATATGAACGAGAAGATCAACGCCTTGAACATCATCATGCAAAAGCAAGAGCAGATGATGGCTCAGTTTGGCCCGATGAATCAGATCGCGTCCCTGCCCATGTACATCCGCACTTTGCAAAAGGCCATTGAGCTGTCAGGCTACAAGGACGCATCCAGTTACTTCAACACCCTGCCTGCCGACTTTCAGATGCCGCAGGAGGAGCCACAGCAGACACCAGAGCAGGTGCTGGCACAGGTGCAGGCTCAGTCAATCCAGGCCGACATCCAGAAGAAGGCCGCCGAGCTGGAGTTGCAGCGCGAGAAGATGATCCGCGATGACGATTATCGAAGAGATCAACTGGCGCAGGACTTAATGCTCAAGAAGTACGAATTGGAGTTAAAGTATGGGACAGCAATCAGCACTGCCGAGATTGCGGCAATGCAAAATTTAGATCGTGAGGCCATGAAGCAGCAGGCGGCCATCGTCAACCAGGCGGTGCAGACAGCGGCGAATGTGCCTCCACCCATCAACCTTAATGGAATGGCGCAATGAGTGAAGAAATAGTTAGAAGGGGTCGCAAGTCTGAACAATTTATGCAGGACGAGGTTTTTTCGACTGCGATTGAGAAGATGCGTGGCGACTTGCATTGGGAGTTTGAGAGCAGCAAGCCAGAGGAGGCTTCAAAGCGTGAGGTGATCTGGGCGCAGTTGCGTGCCATCGAGAGCTTCAAGAACGAACTCACCAAAATGATTGACAACGGCAAGGTGGCGCAACGCGCCATTGAGCGTGCTCAGAAGAATCTTGTTTAAATAAGGAAAATGACCAATGAAAACAGTAGCACCAACGCCAGAGGCGAGTGTTGTTCAAGGTCCAATGAATATGGCTGAAGCAGCCAATGCACTTGCTGGGATGCTCCCCGATGAGGGACAAGAGGAGAGCAGCGAGGCGCAGTTGCCCGATGAGGGCGCGGCGGTAGATGAGGAGTTGCTGGACGATGCAGACGCATCCAGCGATGAAACTGATGCCGAACAATCTGAAGAAGAGGGAGATTCCGAGGAGCAAGAACAGCCACAAGTCTTCACCGTCAAGGTTGACGGTAAAGAGGTCGATGTGACGCTGGATGAGCTTCAAAAGGGATATTCCAGGACTCAAGATTACACGCGCAAAACGCAGCAAATTGCCGAGGTCAGGAAACAGACCGAGTCAGAGTTGCAGGCGGTGCGTGCCGAGCGTGAGCAATATGCTCAATTGTTAGGTGCTCTACAGGCACAGGTTCAGCAGGCAGCGCAGCCAAACATTGATTGGGACCGTCTTTACAACGAAGACCCCATTGAGTGGGTAAGGCAGCGCGAAGTGATGCGGGAGAATCAAGAGAGGGCGGCGGCTATTCAATCCGAACAGCAGCGGCTGACTCAGTTATCCCAGCATGAGCAAGTACAACAGCGTCAGATGCTGTTGGCTCAAGAGCAAGAGGCTTTGGTGGCGGCCATTCCTGAGTGGAAGGACGCGAAGAAGGCTCAAGCTGAAAAAGCAATGCTTGTTCAATTCGGTCAAAAGATTGGATTCACGCCTAATGACTTGAACAATGTTGTTGATCACAGGGCGGTTGTGATGCTGCGAAAAGCGGCTCTCTATGACCAGATGATGTCCAAGCGCGGACAGATCAAGCCAGTAACCAACAACGGCCCAAGACCTGCCAAGCCTGGTGCAGCAGGAAGAGTTTCAAACAATACAGAGGCAATGCGAGCACAACAGCGTCTAGCAAAAACTGGTCGTGTCGATGATGCGGCCAATGCAATCCTCCAACTTTTGAAATAAGGAAAAATCATGGCTATCGTAACGAACACGTTTACGACCTACTCTGCAAAGGGTATTCGTGAAGACTTGAGCAATGTGATCACAAACATTGCACCGGAAGAGACACCTTTCATGTCCAACATTGGACGCGAGACTGTGACCAATACTCTGTTTGAATTCCAAACAGATACATTGGCCGCAGCCGCTGCCAATGCGCAGCTTGAGGGTGATGATGTGACATCGTTTGACTCAGTGACTGCGACTGTTCGCGTGCAGAACTACTGCCAGATTAGCCGCAAGACTATTGTCTTGTCAGCTACTGAAGAGGTGGTTAACAAGGCAGGCCGCCGTAGCGAACTGGCTTATCAGATCGCAAAGCGTGGCTCTGAGTTAAAGCGCGACCAAGAGTTCATCATGCTGGCTAACACTGGTGCAGACGCCGGTAACACTACAACTGCGCGTAAGACTGGTTCCTTGCTGGCATTTTTGAAGACCAATGTCGATTTTGACACTACCAATGGTGCAAGCCCAACTTACACCACACTGCCAAACGCAGGCCGCACTGATGGCACAGCCCGCACTTTCACTGAAACCATTCTCAAGAATGTGATTCAGAAGGTGTGGACTGCTGGCGGTACACCAAAAATCCTGATGGTCGGTCCTGTCAACAAGCAACGCGTTTCTGGTTTTACTGGCATCGCATCCAGCCGTTTCAACATCGATGGCGGTGCGCGGCCTGCAACCATCATCGGCGCGGCTGATGTCTACGTCAGTGATTTTGGCAATGTGCAGGTGGTTCCAAACCGGTTCCAGCGTGAGCGTGATGCGTTTGTGCTTGACCCTGACTACGCCAAGATGGTTGTGCTGCGCCCATACCAGCAAATCGAACTGGCGAAAACAGGCGATGCCGACAAGCGTATGCTGTTGGTTGAATTTGGATTGAAGATCTTGGCAGAAAATGCTCATGGTCTGGCAGCAGACTTGATAACTTCTTAAACGAAGTAAAGGGAAAGGGGGGAGCAATCCTCCCTTTTTTAAAATCATGGATAACAAAATTTTTGATGTCAATCCTGATCTTGGGATCAAGCGAACATGGCACTACAACGATGAAACTGATGAGGCAACGATTCAGACCCAGCAGGATGTCACAGACATCATTGAAGAGAACAAGCAAGAATTCAATCAAGTCGATGAAAGAGCCAGGTGGGGTGAGTTTTCTCGCGTAGCGTCTATCCCATTGAGCCTGTACTACGAACTCAAAAAAGAAGGAAAGTTAGAAGATCAGGCTTACATGAAGCGCTGGCTTAACGACCCTGAGAATCGGCACTTTAGAACTCGGCCAGGAGAGGTATGAAATACATTGCGGTCTGCACGCCAGCCAGAGACATGGTTCACACCATGTTTGCCTATGACTTAGTCAATATGGTGGCGTACCACACGATAAACACCAATGACGCTGTCAGCCTAAAAATCTCGCAAGGCACTTTGATTGCCAATCAGCGAGCTGAGTTGTGCTTGGATGCGATGCGTGAGGATTGCAGTCATGTACTGTTTATTGATTCAGATATGCGGTTTCCACAGGACATGGTTGGACGATTGCTCAAGCATGATCTGGACATCGTAGCCACCAACTGCGCACGACGCAGAATGCCCACAGGACCGACCGCGCAGATCTACAAAGAGAACGGCGAACGAGAATTGGTTTATTCGATGCCCGAATCAACTGGCTTGCAAGAGGTTGGATCGGTTGGTATGGGCGTGATGCTGATCAAGAAAAATGTTTTTGCAGCGCTGTCTGAGCCTTGGTTTGAAACACCTTGGCGGCATGACAAACGAGGCTACATTGGCGAGGATGTTTTCTTTTGTAGGAAAGCAAGTGAGGCAGGCTTTAAGATATGGATTGATCACGATGTGAGCAAAGAGATCGGCCACATTGGAATGTTTGAGTTCAAGCACGACCACACTTGGGTAATGCGTGAAATCCAAGAAAATGAAAAGGCAGTCTAATGGCACTCACGACATACACCGAACTCAAGGACTCGCTGGCTGACTGGCTTAACAGGTCGGACTTGACTGCCGCCATCCCTGACTTCATCAGCCTGGCAGAGTCTCAGATTGAGCGCCAGCTGCGCACCCGCCAGATGATTGTGCGTGCCACTGCTACATTTGCGGGTGCTCAAGAATATGGCGCAGTGCCAAATGATTTCTTGGAAGTCAAGTCTATCAAGCTCAACACCAACCCAATAACACCTTTGCAATTTCAGACAATCGATGCATTAGACTCGTTGTCAAACACCACATACTTGAGCAGCGGCAAGCCACTGTACTTTTCGATTGTGGGTGAGCAAATCAGATTGCTTCCAATCCCTGACGGCGCATACACGGCAGAGCTGGTGTATTACGCCAAGTTGACAAAGTTGTCATCAAGTGTTGCAACCAATTTTTTGTTGACGCAAGCGCCTGATGTCTATTTGTATGGCGCTTTGTTGCAGGCTGCGCCATACCTACAGTTTGATGAGAGAATTCCTGTATGGTCATCGTTGTATCAGGTTGGTCTTGATCAGTTGCAGATTGCCGATGATCGCGGATCAACCTCTGGCGGCGCATTGATGGCGCGAGCAAGGACATTTGGATGATGATTACCACCACCAAGGGCGAGATGGACGAGTCACTGCTTGAAAAGCGTGAGGGGTCTATTGACAACGACACCGAGACAACGAGCTGGGTAGAGTATTGGTTGGATGGCGAGCTGGTGCATAGATCTGTCAACATGGTGCTCAAGCGTGGTGTTTTCGCTGACGGCATTAGTCAATCAATTTAAGGATTAAATCATGGCCAACACGCAAGCAATGTG